AAGAAAAGGGATAAAAAAGATAAATATTATATTTTAGTTATTGGTTCTTATGGGGTTTATGAGTTAAAAGGTTGGATATCTGCTCCTGAAGTATTTGCACATGAGGAGTGGTATCATAACAATAACGGAAGAACCTCGTCAAGTTACTGGGTACCAGACGAGGCTTTGAATCATATCAGTTCATTACCAAAGGATTTATGTCACATTCAGCAACTAAACCAAACATCTTCACTGAATTCATCACAAAATACAGGGATGATCCAGTACAATTCGTCAGGGATATCTTAGAGGAAGAACCAGATGAATGGCAAAAGAAAGTAATGGAGGAATCTATGAATTCCAGACTTCTTGCTGTTAAATCTGGCCACGGTGTAGGCAAATCAACCTGTGCAGCCTGGCTAATGATGCATCATATGTTATGTCATTATCCACAAAAAACTGTCTGTACTGCACCTACAGCTTCACAACTATTCGATGCTCTGTTTGCTGAATTAAAATCCCAGCTTATCCGGTTACCTCCTGCCCTGAATAAATTATTTGAAGTATTTAGTGAAAGAATAGTACTAAAATCAGACCCATCTGGGTCGTTTATATCGTGTAGAACTGCACGTAAAGAAACTCCAGAGGCACTCCAGGGTATCCACTCTGATAAAGTTTTACTAATTGTTGATGAAGCTAGTTCAGTTGATGATGCTATATTTTCAGCAGCAGGTGGTTCTTTATCTGGTAATGCAACTTTATTACTTCTCGGAAACCCAACCCGGCCAGAAGGCTATTTCCATGATGCATTCACTAGGTTAGCAGACAGATGGTGGACCCTCACTGTTAGTTGTGAATCATCACCACGGGTAAAACAGGAATATATTGATGAAATGGCCGAACGCTATGGTATTGATTCTAATACATATCGCATTCGTGTTCTAGGGGAATTTGCAGAATCGTCAGATGATACTATTATTTCTAATGAATTAGTTGAAAGTGCAGTTGTAAGAGATGTAGATCCAACTCAAGGTGGTATTTCATGGGGCTTAGATGTTGCTAGGTATGGCTCTGATAAATCAGCTTTATGTAAACGGAGAGGAAACACAGTTATGGAACCAATTAAATCATGGGCAAAACTTGATACAATGAAATTAATGGGTATAGTTAATGCAGAATATCAGAAAGCACAAGATGAACAAGAAGCTCCCGTAGAAATTTTAGTGGACGTTGTTGGTGTTGGAGCCTCTATAGTTGATAGGGGTTTAGAGCTCGGGCTTCCGATTGTTGGAATAAATACTGGAGAATCTGCTGCTCTATCTAACCAATATAAAAATTTAAGAGCTGAGCTTTGGCACAAAGCTAAAGAATGGTTTGAACAACGGCACTGCCGTATCCCCAGAGATGAACGTCTAATGTTCGAATTATGTTCTCCTAGGTACTCCTTTGAATCATCTGGAAAAATTAGGATGGAAACAAAGGATGAAATGAAAAAACGTATAGGCCATCGTGGTTCTCCAGATTATGCTGATGCATTTGTATTAACATTTGCAGGTAATGCTGCCACTACTGCTGGGTTAAGTGCTGGTTGGCGGAAGCCTCTTATGCGTAATATTCCTGGAATTGTATAACAATAGCCTTAGGTTGTTGTTTAGATTGTGATACCATAAGGGAATATATGCCTCCAAAAAAACTACCACAAAAAAAGGTTTGCGAACATTGCAATAAAGAATACCAACCAGACAGAGCACAATATGCCAGACAGAAATACTGTAGTAAAAAATGCAAATGGGTAGTAAAGGATTTAAGGGATAAAGAAAAAGATATAACTAGAGGTGGGTATAACAGAGAAACATATATCCGGCTTTGGGTTCAAGCAATGGGTTTGGAATCAGTTATTGCTTACTGCCATTATTGTGGGATAGAAATTTTACCTGATCATTTTCATATCGATCATAAAGTACCAAGAGGTAAATTAACAAGAACACAAGCAAAAAGTTTAAAATATCTAGTTGTTAGTTGTTTAAACTGTAACAAAGAAAAATCAGATACCGATTATGATACTTTTATAAAAAGGGAAAATGGCAGAGATTAGTGATTATAATGATACAGGTGAAATGGAAGAAATAGAGGAAATTACACCTGAAGAGGAAATGACTGATGAAGAAGTTAAATCATACATTGGTTATCTCCTTGATGATGCTATTTCATATTCTGATGATGAGTTAGGCCAGGATCGAATAACATCTGGTAAATACTATTCTGGACATATACCGGAACAAGATGATGAAGGTAGATCTGGAGTTGTTTCATACGATGTTCGTGATACCGTAAATCAAATACTGCCTTCAATGATGAGGATATTCTTCGGTAGTAAACGGATAATGTCATTTGCCCCAAATGGTCCTGAAGATGTGCAGATGGCTGAACAATGCTCGGAATACATTAATAATTTACTGATAGAACAACAACCAGATTTTTTTAAAACATTAATGTCAGTATTCCAGGATGCTCTGATTAGACGTACTGGTATAATGAAGTATTGGTGGGAAGAAGCTGAGAAAGTAACTGCTTCAAAATTCAGTGGTCTTGATGAACAACAAGCTCAAATGCTTGCAGGGGCCGAAGATGTTGAATCTGTGGAAATGGAGACAACCGAAGAAACACTTGATGGGATCCCACTTTATAATGTTACTGTTAAGAAAAGAAGTAAAAAAGGTAAAATTAGGGTTGAGGCTCTGCCACCAGAAGAATTTATTATTGATCGCAGGGCAAAAAGTGTTACAGAAGCAGATATAGTTGCCCATCGTTCCTATAAAACAATCTCCGAATTAACAAGTTTAGGTTATGATCCAGAATTACTTGAGGAATATGCATCCACAGATGAATCATTTGGTACTAATGAAGAATTTATTTCCAGACACTCAGAAACCCCTGACCGTGGACGGGCCAATATGGAACCAGCCCAAAGGAAAGTTCTTTATTGCGAATCTTATATTAACCTTGATGTTGATCAAGATGGTATATCAGAATTAAGAAGGATATGTACAATAGGTAATACACATAATGTTGTGGATAATTCACATTGTGATTATATTCCATTTGTTATGTTTTGTCCTGCCCCTGAGCCTCATACTGCAGTTGGAGCTTCAATTACCGATATTGTTGCAGATATCCAACGGATTAAATCAGCTATTTTAAGGAATGTAATGGATTCCCTTGTGATGGCAGTTAATCCTAGGATGTTAATCCAAGAAAATATGGTGAATATAAAAGATGTTTTAAATACAGAAGTTGGTTCTGTAATTAGAGCTAGAGCACCAGGAGCAGTTCAACAGTTGGATATGCCATTTGTCGGACAACAGGCTCTACCAATCCTTGGTATGCTTGACGAAATTAAATCAACTAGGACAGGTATTACCAAAGCTTCTCAAGGTCTTGATTCAGAGAATTTACAATCTGCAACTAGACTTGCTGTTGATTCAACAGTTAAAGCATCTCAAGCTCATATCGAATTAATTGCACGGATATTTGCTGAATCTGGTATGAAACCTCTTTATAAAGGTATATTACAGTTGATTCATAAACATCAAGACAGAGAAACAATGACTAGGTTAAGGAACGAATGGGTTCCAATAGATCCTAGGTATTGGGATGCTGACATGGATATTTTAGTTGATATTCCTCTTGGTGCTGCAAATGATGCAGAAAAGATGAACTTCCTGTCAACCGTGGCCCAAAAACAGGAAACCCTGCTTCAGCAGTTTGGGTTGGAAAATCCTATTGTTAATTTGGGCCAATATCATACGACTCTCTCCCGTATGGTAGAGTTGGCAGGATTCAAAGATCCAAATTCATTTTTTACCGATCCAGCTCAATATCAAGCTCCCCCTCAGGAACCACCACAACCTACTCCAGAGGAACAGTATATTCAAATTCAAGCTCAGAAAGCTCAAGCTGATGCCCAAAATGATATGGGTAAGCTTGAACTTGAACGTGAGAAAATGCTTAGATTGGATGATAGGGAAAAGGATCGTATTGAGTCTCAGGCAGAACTGTCCATAATGGATATGCAAGCAAAGTATAATACACAGATGGATGGTTCTAAAATAAAAGCAATGATGGAAAGAGATCGTGAGGAAATGAGACAAAATACTGCCCTACTCCAAGCTCAATTAGCACAACAACAACAACAACAACAACAAGCCCCTCCACAACCAAACTTACCTAATGCGTAAACGTCAAGGTTTAAGGAAGCGTCCTAAAAATATCCGGAAAGCGGAATGGGATTCCCTCCCAGAGTATGAGAAAAATAAAATATTTCGTAATCGTGAAGAACAAGAAGCAAAAGCTGATCTCTTGAGTGGTGTAGATTTTGTAAAAGGTACTCTTGCAGCCGAGGCAGGTCTCCCGATGGATTTAGTTGAATTAACTGCAGGAGGAGCCGGAACTTCACATGCACAACGGTTAACACAAATGAGACCTGGCGGATACCCAGGCTATGAGGAGAAAAACTTTGTTCCGGAATTTAAAGGTACAAGTCGGGATATCTATTCTGAATTGGGTGGTACCCCAGGGTCAGGGTCGGGGTTAGCTGGTGAATTACTTGCACCAGGAGCAGCCCTTACACTTCCATTTATGGCAGGCAGTGCGGTTAAACAGTTGGTATCGAAGGTCCCAAAAATGCTTGATTCAGGGGAAGTATTGAATAAAGTTTTTAATTACCCAAAAAATAATAGGATACTAGGCCGTGGTGATCCAATATTTGGGAATTTAGGAATGGATGAAACAGCCTCGTTATTTGATAAATTAAAAGCTGAAGCAAAAGATGGTGATGTAATTATCGCAAAAGATAGATTAAAAGGGATGGTAAATGAAACTGATCCATCCAAAAGGCTTTATAACAAACAAATCAGGGAATACACAGGTTTTGATGATTGGCTTGATAAATATGAAAATAAAAAAATTGAAGGTAAAAAAAGATTTACAACAATTTCTTTAAATGATCTTGAAGATTTTTGGGCACAAAATAATTTGGATTTAAGAGAATCCACTTTTAGTGGTGGTCGTGCCTATAGTGATAGTTATGCTCCAAAAGGAGGCCATAATCAACAAACATATGTAATGACTTACCATGGCAAAAAACCAGCAATGACTCTTCGGACATCAAATAATTTGAACGAATTGTCTGAGAGGGTAAAAGCAAAGCCGTTTGAGGAACTAACGAACAAAGAACAAGAAATAATTGAACAAATGTATCCTGTTGAATATCCAGAAGATATAGATGCTAAATTAGCTCTTGAACATGGTAGACCTGCATTTAAATCAAGTGCAACCAAGCAACACTTTGAAGAAAATGCAGTATTTCATTTAAGGATGGATGATCGAGTTGGGGTAGGTACTCAGAGTGGTGAAAAACAATTGAATGTATTTGAATTACAATCTGATTGGTATAAACAGGCCCATAAAAGTGGTGCTTGGGATTTTGAAGTAATTGATGACCATATCTATGAATTAAACAGACAGAATCTTTATCTACAGAGAAAAATTGATAAATTGGATACTCCAGAAGGGAGACCAAAGGAAGCAAAAGAATATGCTGATGAGAAGGCTGATAATAAAGTAGAGTTGGACCAATATCACAGGATGAAAGATGAATTACGAACAAGTAAAAATGCTGTAGATGAGAGATTATATGGACATGATGTAGCGAATAGTGTAAAAAAGATGCCATTTATTAGCCCTGGGGATAATGTAAAATGGATGGAATTAGCTCTAAAGAAGATCTTGAAAAAGGCAATTGATGATGGATATGATAGGGTTTCATTTGGAAATTATGAAATTCATAAAAAATTATATCCATCTTACATAAAAAAAGTTCATAAAATAAAAGTTAAACGGATGCCTGCTAATGCTAAATTTCAAATTAATAAAGTTGAAACTGGGAGACCAGCTGGCATGGAAGATGAAGCTTATAGATTAATTGGGGATGTACCTATAAGTGGTAAAACAGAAGTAACAGGGGCTGAATATCCATATCATATCGAATTATATGATAGAAATGATAATTTAATTAAGATTAATAAGGAAGGTAATGATTATCATCAGGACACAAATTTAACTCGTGCTTTTGGTGATGTGATCGCCAATCGTATCCGGGAAAAAGCTAAAACAAAAGGCAAAACTATACTTCAAGGTGAAGATTTGGAACCTTTTGATATTGGGTTGGAACATATTAAAGTGTTATATGAGAATGTTTTACCTAATATAATGAAAGGGAATAAAGGTAGTAAAATCTTTAAAAAACTTGGCCTAAAACCAGAAATTATAAAATTAGGGTCTTCACCAATGAGAATTGAACCATTTACAGTTAACAGGAATCAACAAGCAACACAGGCTGGTGGACCTTTCCACCCTGACCAAGAAATGGTGCCTGATTATGTAAATGACTTGGATGAGTTAGGGTTTTCCTCAAATGAAATGCCAGATGGAACTAGACCATTTGCTACTACTGAAAATTTTGAAGCTCTACATCCTGGGGCTGAAGGGCTGCAGGATTTTTATGATAGTTCTCAAGATTTTGCTAGAGCTTTGGATGATATGCGTCTTACCGACCAAGCAACAGAAAATCTTGAAAATGCTTTGGAAACTATGAGACAATTGGAAGTCGGGGACCAATTACAAAGATTTAGAGATAATTTAGCAGGTGGTGGGGGGATACAATTTGATAACCAATATAAACTACTTATGCATCCTGAAACACGACCAATAGAGCTGTCTCATATTTCTGCTGAATTAGAGGAAGCTGGAGTAAAAATTGTTAGGGATCCTAATGAAATTTACCCTCCTAGATTCCAATATTTTAATGATATTGATGATGAACTTACTTCCTCAGCCCAATACGATAATGCATTTAAAGGGGATGCTATAAATGAAAACCTATTGGGTGAGTGGACTGCTAATGGTGAAATGGTCGAAAATCGGCCTAATCTAGATAGGGTGATGGGGCTTATAAAAAGATATGAACTTGCTGGGCATCCGGAATTTATTGCCATGGGCCCAAATAGAAATGGTGATGCTATTTTAGATGTTTCTGGATCATCTTGGGGTACAGATTATGAACTTGATCAAATACCCACAACAATATCAGATGGTATTTATCGTGAGGGGCTAGATATACATGATTTAGTTAGTGGTATTTATAACAACAATCCATTTTTTAATCAAGCTAGAGATGCATTAAATGAGATGGGGGTGCAAGTAGTTTGGCATAGTGAACCCCCTTATTTATCTTATACAACTGATGATTTACAGATAATTGCCAATGGGGGTCAAGGTGATCTTACCCACCTTTTAGGGCCAGAAGGGCTCACTGAATATAGGGGTGAAATGGATTTTATGGCAGCAATTAGGAATGAACATGTAGGATATAATTTACAGGGAGCAGGTGATGATGGGAGATATGATACAATAATTGAGCATATGGAAACCCTGCAAAGAGAATTACGGCAGAATGGTGTGCCGGCTCAGGCTCAACCTCTCACAAATATAGCAAATCCAATTGATTTTAGGCCAAATGCAGGAACAGATTATAGGGATGTTGCTAATTTACAAAATGAAACTTATGATTTGTTACCAGAAAATATTAGGACTAATTTACAGGATTTAAAGCAGTCTGAAGCAGCATTATTAGATAATTACGATATATCTGTGGAATGGGGAGAATTAGGGGGCCCTTTACGGTTTACAGTACAAGGAGAGGAAATACCTGCAGACGAAGTTATGAATTTCCATATTGATAATTACGAAATGGAAGAACCATTATTGGAATCGTTAAGCCATGAAATAAATCATTTTATAAATACCCATGAAACATGGCAGAACAATATGTCACAGTGGGATTTTGATTTTAATGCTGTGACTGCAAATGAAACTCCTAGAAGTATTGATTTAAAAGAAATAGATGGAATGGATGTAATATCATGGAAATTAACAGATAATAATGGTAATTTATTGGAAAAATTGAAGCCTTTAAAAGAAGGTGGCAAGTTATATTATGGAGCATTACCACCAGGTATATTGGCTGCCGGAGCAGCAAGCCAAGGACAGCAACAGTCATTATTGGAGTAACTATGGAGAGTGAAGAAAAAAAGGAAGTAAGAGAGGCCGAAAGGGCCAAGGAAATATTGGAAGACCCTCTTTTGCAAACTACTTTAGACAAAATGGAGTCGGAATATATTACAAAATGGAAAAATTCCCAGACAGGGGAAAAAGAGGAAAGAGATATACTATGGCAGTTAGTTTGGGCAATAGGAGAGTTCCGGTCACATCTATCTGTTATAATGCAAAGGGGTGAATTTCATAAAGAACGGCTTCAGAAATCCTTGAAGCGAAAACGTAATTAATCTTTTTTAAAAAGGAGCAACCATGGCAACAGGACTCCAACAGGCAGAAGAATCAATTCAGTCAGTGTTGGCCGGTGATCCAGCCGATAACCAGCAACAGATGGAATCCGATACTGCAGAGGAAGTTCAAGAAACAGCAGGAGCTGAATCAGAGACTCCCGAAGCAGAATTTACTGAGCAAGAGGAACAACAAGAAGTTACAGAACAGGAATCTTCGAATGATCAATATTATCCTATTAAGTTGGATGGTGAAGATATGGAGATCACCCTTGATGAAGCTTTACAAGGTTACCAACGGCAAAGTGATTACACAAAGAAAACTCAGGCACTTGCTAATGATCGTAAGCAAGTTGAAGCAGAGAAACAGGCTCTTTCACAGCAAAGGGAACACTATAAGCAAACTGTTGATAGGTTAGTTTCGGAACAACAAACTCAATCGGTTCAAGAACCAGATTGGGATCAGTTATATGAAAATGACCCTCTGGAATGGATGAAACAAAAAGAACAGTTTCGTTCTAATAAGGAGAAATCGTTAGAGTTACAGCAAGAGCAATTCCGGTTGCAGCAAGAACAGCATCAGGAACAACAAGCTCAAATGCAGCAATTTTTAACACAACAACATGATGTTTTATTAAGTGCAATCCCAGAATGGAAGGATCCTGATGTGATGGCAAGGGAGAAAAACGAAATCAAGCATTATGCTCAGAGTATTGGGTATACTGTTGATGAAGTTAACCAAATCTATGATAGCAGAGCAGTATTAGCTTTAAGGTCAGGTATGAAAGCATCTGGGTTAACAAGTAAAGGTGCAGGAAAACTTAAACCTATTAGAGAAGCAATCCGACCTGTAAATCCTGGTTCGGCAGCCCAACAGCCAAGACAACATACTACTGTTTCAAAAGCCAAAATGAAACTGGCAAAGACAGGTAAAATGTCTGATGCCGAAAGTATTTTTAAACATCTGTTGTAAGAAAGGGAAAACAACATGGCGAAAGTAACAGAAGCTTTCGATACATATACCGCAAAGGGTATAAGGGAAGATCTTTCGGATGTGATATATAATATCTCTCCAGAAGAAACTCCTTTTGTATCTGCTG